AAGTTGTGTGACAAATGCGTTAGTCATGTATGACGTAGGATTGGTAACACCAGTGTTATCAATCAGGTTCGTCATAATGTCACCCCACTTCTCCATGGCGGTTCTGATTACAAAGTCCTCATCGTTGATGATGGTGACTGTCCACTCAGCGAATGTTCTATCACCAGCAACTTTCAGGATTCTACCTCTGAAAGGAACGTTGATAGGAGCTACTGTTGATTGTGGCAACTGAGCTGCTTTACACAAGAACTTGAAAATGTTCTTGTAGTCATCAGTCCATACGTCGGCGTCAAGAGCTGCTGGGAATGATGGAATTGATACCTCAAACAGATTGGGGCGAGCGCCGCCGCCCGCCAGTGTTGATTTGAATTGGGATAACGTTTTTACGTCTGCCATTGTTAGTGTTCCTCCGTTGTTATTTTAAGAATCTAAAGATCAAACAGTACCGACGACTTCACTGAAGTCAACACCAGTTCTGGTGGCAACGAAGGTGAGTGTGATATAGTTGATAGATCTAGTAGGCTTAAGGAAGATGTCAGCTCTAAACTCATTGTTGTCAATGAGATCTGGAGTGTTATTGGTCTCATCACATTTTACGATGAAGTCAAATAGACCTCTCTTAGCCTGGACATCACGAAGGAATGGTTCAACAGCGTTAACGAAACCGGCTCTTGTGACAGTGTCGTTGACCTCAAACAGTCTTGCGTCAGCTGCCTGTTCAACGGTTTGTTCGATTGTCAAGAACAATCTTCTTACGTTGATTCTGTCAAAAGCGGAATCAAAACCTAGAGCTGTCTTGTCACCGAATAAGATGATACCAGCACCTGGTTTGTTAACAACTGGGTTGATTCTGTTACCGTAGAGTGAATCTCTCTGTGTCTTACTTGGGTTGTAAGCCAATTTAACGGCGTCGTTAATAGCTCCTCTCTGAACACCAGCTGGTGAGAACCATGGGAATGATTCAATGTCACATCTGACCATCGCACCGGCTACATCCGCGTTAAGTGGAAGATATACGAACTGATTATTAAATCTATCGTAGGTATACTTGTAACCAGAATCAAACACTGCGTATGACGAGGATGTCAGAGGCGCGTAGAACTCAAGGACATTTGACAATTGAGTTGCAGAAACTGTCTGACCGACAACATCAGCTCTGTGAGGTGAAATAACCGCCAGACAATCTTTTCTCGATTCAGCGATTGAGATGAGTTTGTTAGCTTTGGCTTGTGATTCAACTTTAGTTGAACAACCTGGACCCATAAGAAGGAAGTCAACATTCACTTCGGAATCATTAGAGAATACCGTATATGAAGTGTTGATATCTCCAAGAGTTGCAGACATACCACCAGAAGCTGAATAGTCAACACCTGAAACTAGACTGTAAGTCTTGTTACCGATGGCAGAGAACTTAATGCCCTGTGCGTCTTGACCCCACTGACCAGAACCCTCTGTAACAGGAGTAGTTCCTGAACTAAAATCAATAGCTCTTGGTGTGGTTCCCTGAACTGCGTCAAACGCGTTTGAGGCGTGTAGACCAGAAAAGATGTACTCAGAACCATTAATCAGGAAATCCTTGTAGAATGTTCTGGTTGGAGCTTCACCATCAGCGGTAGCGTCCTTAGCCTTAGAAAGGAACAGGAACTTCTCAAGAATGTTACCTTGAATGCCTGTTACCGAACCATCGTCATCAACAACCACAATGTGGAGGGAATCACCAGCACCAGATCTGGCGTTGGAGAAGTTAGAATCTACTGGTCTACCAGCGATTGTGTTCCAATTGATAGGTGTGTTCAGACCAAGTGTCTGTTGATCGTACCAGTCAACGGCTGTTGATGGTGATACGGAATAACCAGTCTGAATACCTGACGAGTTGGTGAATACCAATGTGTCAGATGTGTCGAATGCTCTAGTAGCGTCGTTCTTAGCGTATTTGATTGCGGTTTCTGTACCGTTTCCATCCACTCTAGAAAGAATCCTAACATCAATAGAACTATTAGTTCCAGATGCGTCAGTCGTAATACCAGTGATGATACCCTTAAGGTGACCATCGAATACTGATGTTGTACCTGCTCCAGGAACAACAGCGTTGATTGATGCTGTGACGGCTGTACCAACTACGAGTTTGATACCAGAGGCAGCTCCGAAACCTGTTGTAGCGATACCCAGTGTTTGGTCAGCTTGGTTATCAATTACGGCTACCTTCAGACCATTAGCCCAAGAACCGGGGTTCTTAGCGGCGTAATAGAAATCAGTAGCTGTTTGATAATTTTCTTCGTAGTCGTCGTTGTTCTTAATCTTCAGTGTGGTTGTAGCAGCAAGACCAACACCAGCGTTAGCGTTCTTCAGTGCAGAACCATCAGTTCTGATAACTGATAGAACACCACCATAAGAAAGGTAGGATGATCCCGACAGCCAATACTCATACTGTCTATCTGTGGAAAGTGGCTTTCCGAATTTCTCTAACAGTCCAGCCTGGTTGACAACCTCAATTGGTTGGTCAATAGGACCGAGTTGAAAAGGACCAGCAATAGCACCAACTTGAGCGCTAATATTTTCTGTTCTTCCAACTGTTAAGTCAATCTCTCTGACAAGAATGCCTGGAGATAATTGAGGAGTCGCCATGTTTTGATTCTCCCTAAATTACTCAGTTTAACTGAAATTATTTAGAGTTATGGGTATTTTCAGGGGGGTAAATGGGACGTAAACTACCAATCTGGATACTCCCAGTCGGTCATGGGATTCTTTTTCTTTCTTTCTCTTATGACTTTACTTATCGTACAATCTTTACAAACATATGAATATGAAGAGGCTACAGCACCCTTATCTTTTCTTGTTCTGTAGAAACCATCGACAAGATTTTTCATCTCACCACAGTTTCTGCACTTTCTATCGGAGAGTAATAGGTGTCCTAATTTAAACTGACCATCAAGATCCATAATCTATTCATTTTCAAACTTTTTAATCAAATAATCAATCTGTTTCTTATTGAGACCACAGGGAGCATTCCTCAAACAAAGTAAGATACACTCTCTGTTACTAATTCCTGGCTTAATGGTGAATCCATTCTTATCTACTATTGTATTATCAGTCATCAGAGATAGTTCCACATATAGTCCGTTCCTCCGCCTTTGTCTCCGTATTCATCGGTAAACCAACGGTCTCCTTCATCATCCACAAAAGAATCAACATCGAGTCCATCGTTAATAAAACCGAAGGGTGCCATATCTTGTTCGATTTGATTCTTCTGTTCTTCATAAAGTCTCTTTCTAACATCTTGGTCTGTGAGTTCTTTAAAATAATCTTGAGCTACTAACCAGGCATAGATGACAAGACACATTGCCAGATCATCGTTACATCCCTCCTCAGCTTCAAACGAGTTGTGTTTTGAAATAAAGGTAGTGAGTTCAGAAATAATTTCATAGTCATTAAAGAGGAGTTTGTCCTCTTCAATCATAGTCTTCAGATTGAGAGATCCAATTTTTTTGACTGTCTTGGACATCTTAACACCAAGTTGGGTTTTTGTCCCAGAGAATCCCTGACCAACCACTTGACCAGCTCGACCTCTCATGGAACACATTAGTAGATTTTGATATTCTAAGTCGTATTGTAAAATACTTGCGACCTGGTCTCCTACGTCATTAACCTCACATAGAATGAAAGCTTCATTATAACTCTTAGCTACATCATAGATTACACTAGGAAACAACATTGGTTTGATCATATTGTCCCTATACTTTGCCACTACCTTGTGTGGGAATGTAGTTATGTCAACAACAACAAAAGCAGAGTAGTCGTTACCAACACCGCGTGCAACGTCAACAGCAATGGTATAATCGTGACCTCTTTCTGGTGGAGCATGAATATCTAATCCAGCGTTTGAGTTTATTGGTTGTTCAAAAACAAGTGACTTTAGTTTACTCGGTGCAATTAAAGTGTCAACAGACCCGAGAAACTCACACTCAAACTCAATTTTGAATTGTTGTTCTGATGTATTTGCAATCGTCTGTTCCTTCCAAACAGCGTCTCTACCAGGAACTTCCGACCAGTGAACATCTGTGGGGACATATTCATTTCTCTTCTTTTCTGCATCTGTCCACATACGGTAGAAGTGGTTCATACCGTGAGGTGTTGATACAATAATTACCTTCGTTGATTTACCAGAAGTAATAGTAGGATAAACAGATGCAAAGAAGGCGTCCGCAATATGGTTTGGAACGAAGGCGAACTCGTCG